TCCGATTGCTCCATATTCAGCATAAACCCGCATCATTGTTTGTCTCTCAATCTATCTAATTCCTTTTCTAAATATTTGATTCGTTCAAATTGTATATGGTCCGAACTAATTGGACTGTCTTGCAACGAAAGAAGTGATTCGACATTTTTATTAAGCATCTGCATTTCTTTTTCTACAAAAGATAAGCGACTATCTAATTGCGAATAAATCCAGATCAAACTTGAAATCCCAATCACCGCCTGGATTAACATCGGCAACGAAACATTCAAGGAACTTTTATCTGAAATCGGTTTACTCAAGGTCTTTTGAGTCCTAACCTTTGTAAAAGACTGCGATTCGTCTCTTTTAATTCTTCGTTATAATGTTCCAACTCTTGAACGTGTTCTTGCTCAATCTCTGCCATTTTGGAATTTAAAATTGTTATTTCGGAGTGCATTTCTGCGATTGTGCGTTCCATGTTAGCCATGTTCGAGGTCGTTTGGTAATAACTACCCACGACAATAGCCGTGACTGCCAAGATTTTGAGAAGGAATGATACTGAAATTGTGAGATTGAATGAGTCACTTATTGACTTGCTCATGTGCGTAACATATTACTCGCGTGGTGTAGTATTCTACGCATTAAAATTCTTCTTCAATGGTCAATTTTACATTAAAAATATTCGGAGATACTTGAGACATATCTAAACTATTATTCGCGAACCGTCCGAAAATATGTTCAGACTCCGCATTGTCACCTTCCGAATCTTTATCAATTGAAAAGATAAAAGGAATGTGATTGCCATTTGTTTTATTCCAAACATCCTCAACGAAATTTTGATCTGCGGCTAAATGCCCCGGAGCGCGCACATCGTATTCAGCCGGCATAAGATCGGTGGAGTTAATAAAGCTGAAATTCATATCGTAGATTAATCTTCCACCATAACCTTGATAGTTATCCGAAGCCGTTGTGAACGGTGATTTTGATGTACTTGTTGAAGTTCTGCCAAAAGACTTTAAGTTACTGAATCGCTGTCCACCATAGGATTCCTGTAAATCGTTCATTCTATTGTATGAAATCATCCTGGTAATGTTAAGGTCTGGAGCGTGTGGCATTTCATACATTTGCCCAACCATAATACAACCAATAGATAAATCTGTCGATCCATCAAAAGTCGAATCACCTTCAAATTGAATACCTACATATTGCAATGGAGTATATGAACCAGAAGCCGGATTAAGTTTAATGATTGTGGTCCCATCCGTTGCCGGTGTTATTTCATACGGACTGCTTCCATTTATTGTGTCCGCATTAACAACTTCGAGCGTATTGATATGAGATGCGCCAGACATATCTACAGTGTTGACGTTTGATTCCGTCGCGCTTGCCCCGATTTGTATTTTCCCGGAACAACTCGCTAAATTATGGTTTAAGATTGCGATATAAGTATTTCTAAAAGATGATGCCGCCTGGAAGTCTAAATTAATTAAGACATGATCCGAAGTTGATGCGCTTGTATTAAAATCAACTTTATTCAACGGATTCATATCGAACAATTCTGCTTCTGTTCCTGTTTGGATGCCGATAAGATTTGTCCCGGTTATTACGTCGAAGTTTCCGTCTTGTGCGACACCCCTACTCATAAGGTGATTGATTAAATCTGGATAAAATCTTGGTGTCCCGATGTTCATGTTTGCCATTTAGCTTACCTTTATTGCTTTTATTGAACAGCCTGTGACTGTTTTGGAAATGTCTGCCACGATGAAATAACCCGCAGCCGTACTATCCCAGGTCGTTGTAACCGAAGAAAATGTATCGGTGATGGAATCCCATGATCCGCCCATCGTTTTGCCGTAAATTTTTAATTCTTTCGGCCAATTACTAAAATTTATTATGTCACCAATCTCAAGATGATTGTACTTCGGACGAACACAACTAAAATCCACCGTGTCGTGTCTGTCTTTCATTATCTCTAAATATGCCGAAGCCAAAGCCGATGCGGTTGTTGAATCAATTATCTCATTGGCTTCCATTTCGAGGATCATCGTTTGATTGTATCCGCTTACCGTTGTCCCCGCGCTTGTGGAATCGGTTGCGGTGGCTTCTGATTTGTTTTGCTTTGCCCCGTAATCGTGATTGTATTTAACGAGAATGGAATTTTTAACTGCACCGAGCGATGTTTTCCCGACCTTACCCAAATCAATATCATTAAAATCAATGGTCTGATCGGCGGAAGAATAGTCATCGGTGCGCCTTAATGTCTTGATCTTGAATTTCCCATCCCCGCCGATAAACACATAGGATAGACACAATTGCCCAAGTCTTTCGACTAACGATTTTGAATGGATAAATTTATATTGCGAAAAGGCAAACTTTATATCGCCGACTGCATCTTCATATATATCGCCCAAATATCCGCTGCTTGTATTTCCAGAAGTATCAAATGAAGCATAATCAATTTCATCTGAAGTTAATCCGCTGATAATATAGCTTTCTCCACTTGCCATTATATTCGTATCAAGGCTTAATGTCGTTGCGCTATCTCTTGCCGTTACCATTGCGCTTGTTTTGTCTGTTATATTGTAAACAGTCTGACCCACAATGCTTGTGGCAAACGATGCCGCAGAATCAACTAATTTATTTGAAGTGGTGCTTGTTGCTGATCCACTATATAAAGTCCCCAATTCAGATCGTAAAATACTTTCAATGATATAAACCGGGTTTTCAATTAAGGCATTTGTGGCATATCCATTATCGCCACTTTCACTATTTCCTCTATCATCTGCGTCTATATATGCGCCATATTGCCTTCCCTTGCCCGAATAATAAACATAATCAATCTTGGCCGGTGTTAGTTTAGATACGGTTCTGGCGACTATCCTTTTATATTCTCCAAAATCGACAGTCTCTACGCCGGTAATATGATGATCGATAGTTAATGTAAGCGGAAGCCATTCTTCCACCATTTCTTCAACTTCGTGGGAATCAATATCTTCAATCGTAAAATCAATCTGCATCCCAGATTCGGATATTTCGACGGATTCATCCGCATCGTCTGATTCTAAAGTATAAATCATATCCCCTTCAAAATCCCACGCATCCCTTGTTGCCGTATATCCAGAAGTCAAAGATGTTTTGGTTTCGGAATCACTTGTTATGCTATCAAGACTGACACCGCCACCAGATTTTGTTGTGATACTAAACTGGTCCTCGCTTCCACTCAAATTTGTGACTGTTCCCCATTTTATTAATGCAGAAATATCACTATAAACACCCAATTTATTAATTTTCGGTAAAGCAAAGGTAAGTGTTGCATCTGAATTGTTTGATTCCGCCCCGCTTGCAGCCCATGTTGCTACCTCTTGAAAATCTCCATCACTAATCCGTGTGGCATTTGCTACTGAATAACTTCCTGTGCCGGTGGCGGCTGCAATATTTGATGTGCTGATTGGAAGATATACAGATGCGGTGCTTCCTCGATATTCTATTTGAGGGTTGTTGCTTACAGAATTATTCGCATTAGTAAGTGTGGGATAAAAACCATTTTTAAAGACATAAATATTTTCAGCATCTAAAGTATTAACGGCTTGGCTATCTACCTTCGCTTCTGATTCTTCTCCTTGTACATCCCATTCATCAGTAATAATTGCGGGAAACGCATTTTTATAGAAATTATAAAAACGATCAAAGTTTGTTGTTGGAATTGTGCCAATATCTGTTTTTTCATAAAAGTCGCCGTAAGCCATTGGAATCGGTTTGCCGACATTGTTTGCCGGGGCGTTTGTATATGTGGAAGAATCGACTGTATTGATCGGAACGGTCTTATGGTATCTTGACGTATTATCGAAAAGTGTCAAGGTTACATTGTTATTATCGTAATTAATTTCACCCGAAATAACCCCGGAAGCAATCATGCGGGCTGCCGTATCAAGTGTGGAAGTTTCGTTTGTATTTAAAAACAATTCCCATTTGCGATTCGCAAAGTTATTATCAGCGAGAAGATCAGAGAATCGTTTGCCCTGGATGGACTTTTCGGCATTAATAAGCGTGACGCTCGTATTACCGATTGAAGTGGTGAAGTTAAAAAAGTCTAACGATTGGCGGTACGTTCCCCAAGATGCAACCAATCCATAATATATATCAGAACCATCCTGTCGATGGCGATCACTTACACCAATAAAAGCCGATTCATCGTTGTAATATAATTTGAGTACCCAAAACGCCGTAGTATTTGAGTTTTTAAGGGCGTTGGTAAGCGCACTATCGAATGTGAGCATTTAGCCAATCCTCGCCTGTCCTGTATTTATGGCTTTGTTTATAGCCGGAATAATACTATTGGCAGCGAAATTATGATCGATGACACCCATCCCCCCAAAGTTTTGATTGATTGTGATTTTAGCACCGCCGCCGTTTGGGGATGGAAATGATTGTGTTGGGGATTTACCAAAAAGAAAACTCGCGACACCGCCAAGAATACCACCACCAAACAATCCCGTACTTGCTCCCATAACCGCGGAATATATTTTGGCTTGTGCGACCATAATTCCCAATTGAATTACGGCACGCTTCAATGAGTCAGATATATTGTCTCCCATAATAGCAGAAGTAAACAAACTTCTTGCCGTTTCGGCAGTCCATTGAGAAGCCTTGCGACTGTTTTCCGTGATTTCTGCTTGAA